ACTTTATTTAGATATAATGTCACTGCACCAAACTTAATAACTAAACAAAAACAATGACTTAACCTCAAAAACTGCAAATAAATAGAGGTTTTTTGACATTTATTTTTGCAACTGCTCTAGCTTGCCATTTTGACACACTAGAAATGCCTTTGCGCGCCGATCACTCGTCCCAAGATATTTAGACTGCCAGGATCTGCCACGTCCTGATCGCGGTGATTCGGATTGTCCGATGCCACCGTTACCGTGCCAGAAATTTTTGATAAAACGATCCGGCCAAGCGCCACGCCGCTGGCCGTTTCAAACGCGAATATTCCATCGCCAATGGCCGTATCGGCCGTGTTAAATATAGCAGTATCACCAGGATTGATCGTCGGCGCCATCTCATCGCCGTTCACATTCAAAGCCAGCATATCGGCTGGTTTGACCCCTGGGAACTTGCCAGGGTCTATAGCCAGCATGTCATCACCATTTATGTCACTATGGCAACCATAGTATCTGATAACGGTCACTGGCACAACAGCGCTTGGCTCATTAAATATCACGTCAATACTGATCTCCAGCGCATCGGCCAAAGTTTTCAGCGTTTGGTAGTTTGGCGTCCTGACGCCACTCTCCAAACGTGATAGATGCGATTTATCGATGCCCGACAATGATGCCAGGTCGGCTTGCGACAGCCCTCTTTCGAGCCGTATTTCTTTTAGTCTCATTGGTTTGATCTTCTAAATAATTGATATTATTACTCTAAAATTTATTTATAAAAAATTTTGGTGGGGCTGTTGGCCCATTACCCCAGACAGTTGTTGCGCCTGATGCTGCCACTGATGGTGTGCTGAGCGTTGCAGATGCAAGCATCGTGTAGATAGTTTTGTTCTCCGTTGACCCAGAGCGCCTGCCATACTGGAGGTAAAGCACGTTTCGTTTCTCGGTTGGGAATGGTGATGTAAACGTCATACTGTGGGCCCCGCTCTACTTGTCGTTGCGGAAACCATTAAACGAACAATTGTAGTTATGCAAACAAATTTTACATAAATATTGTGCGACAAGTTGTCAGTACTGGCCTTGGCGCGATGCACTGATGGCCGCTGGTAGGCTAGTTATGCCAGACCGATCACCGCGCCTGGCGGTTGCTTCCATCCATTTTTGAACCGGGCGAGACGCCAGCACGTTGTTTCTGAACGGCGCCGCTGAGATGCCCAACGCGGCCGCCGCCGCTGCCGCCTCTGGCCCACCGCCCATAAGCGCTGTGGTTGATGCCGCCGCCATTGCTGGCGCTGCATTGCCAAACTGAGCGCCCAGGCGTTGAGCCGTGCCGCTGTCACGCGGTTTCTTCAGTACGGTTTTACCCGCTCGGAATAGTTCATCGAAAGTGGTGCGGCCCTGCACGTAGGCGCGCAGATCCTTGGCTCTGGATGCCATCGCTAGTGCTGATGGCGTAATCGTCGGCATATCATCGGCGCTGCGCCCCAGGGCTTTCTCCAGGATCAGTAAATTGCTGTACGCTTCGCGCGACTGCTTATATAGCGCCAGGTCTGTTTTATTCCCGGTGGCCTTGATCGACGCCTCCATCGCATCGTCTAGCAATTTAATCGAAGCAATTGCCGCTTGCTTTGTGATTGGATCTGTCCTGGTCATCTGGCTTAACTGTGACCGTATTTGCTGGTAAGCATCGCCTTTAAGGGCCGCGCCAGGTGGCAGCGCTTTGAGATCTTCAGCGAGGCTTTTAAAGAATGGCGATTTGGCGCCACGGCTTACGGCGCGTTTATAGCTGACCGCGATCGCCGACAGGCCATCAACCATTGTATCATTCAATGGGATCTTATTGCGCGCGGCAAGGCCGTCCATCACGTCACCGATCCCGTCTGCAAGTTTAGTTATGGCAACCGTCGGATGGTCACTGGGCTGCAAGTTGATCTTTGATTTGAGCGCTGGGGGAGCCGCCATATTAAGCGCGGCTTGTGTGAAGCTGTCATCAGCCCCAGCCATGAGCGCCTGGCCCCGGCGGGATCCTTCCTCGGCATATAACATTCTGTTGTGATCTGTCGCTTGCGCAGCGGTCGGCGTCACGCCGTACTTTCTGAGCGCATCAACTGCCTTGGCGTGTTCTGGTGTAACTTTACCACCAGCCACGGCGTTCTCTAAAATATCGGCTGTACGGCCGCCAAACAGGCCGCCCAGCATACGCGCATACGGTTCTAGCTTAGTACCCTCGGTCAATTGCCCCAGCGTCTCTGAGACAACCGCTGGCGCCGCCACTGTATTGCCCAGGTTTTTGAACGCAGCCCCAGGCATTACAGCGCCAGCAAAGAAGTCAGCGCCCGTCTGAGCGTACTTCCCAGCGCGCGTGTCTGGCTTGTAGCCAGTACCCACCCCGGCATCGCCTGTGAGGTTGTCCATGTATTCCATCGCCTCTGGGAAGCCAAAGGCGCGATCGCCTTCGTCGCGCAGCCCCAGGCCAAATTTATCCAAGCCCATTTCGACGGTATTACTGAACGCGCCAGGCAAGCCAATCACGGCGGCCGCGCCGCGCTCCATGCCAGATCCTATCGCCGCACCGATGTCCTCGCCGACCGTGTCGATCTCACCAGCGCCATAGAAATTTTCAGTAAACTTGGGGCGGCTGTCTGGTGTCAGAGATGGCGATCCACCGTCAGAATTGCTAGAGGCGCTGGCGCCGCCCATATCCACTTCGAGCCCGGTCTTTGCGGTAAATCGCTCGGCCAGCTTTTCGTCCGACCAATTGTCGTACTTTGGGTATTTTTTGCGCAATCTCTGGATGGTAATATCGGCCATTGTTTTGCCCCTACAGTTCTTCTGGGAATATTTCGAAATTTAATTCGGTGTCGGTTCTGGTCGGATCTACGCCATCAATTTCGTCCTTACGGGCGGCAATGGCGTTAGCCAGCCGCTGACGGTATTCTCTGAGTGCTTCGATATAAACCGCTGGGGTTGTCGCGGTGTTCATCCGCGCCGCCGCCGCTTTAGCCTGGGTGGTTTCATTCTCTGTGATTGAGCCGCCGCCTTTCAGCGCTTCAAATACAGACGTGAATACCGTTCCCATCAACTGGTAGTGGTTGGTGATGAAATCTTGCGCTTCAGCACTTAATGCGCGGAACCGAGTATCGTCCGGCCGTACACCGCCTACCAATGCCCCAGTGCCATCAATTAAGCCTTGCGGGTTGTTCAAAATCCGGCTGATTACATCAACGCTTGTGCCTTCTAGTTCCACGGCTGCTCTGTAACTTTTTCTGGCCGTTACCAGGTTTTCAGCCTCTTTTTGCGCCGTAGTTTTGCCGCCAGCAATCCGCGCCTCTTGTTCAATTTCGAACTCTTGCGCTTGACCGACTAATTCTGAAATCTTGGCTGGGTCCGTCACCTCTTGGCCGTTTAGTTTTACGACCGTTTTATTATTCTTCAGAGTGGTGATCGTCACAACGCCATCGGGCAATTGATACCTGGACGTTTGCTGCGCTAATCTGCCAGACGCGCGCATCTGGTAAAACGAGTTTAGTATTTGCATGGCCATTTGGGGGTTGGCCTCAATGGCATCGGCCGCCTCTATCGCTTCTGGAATTGGCTGTCCGTCTGGACCCTTCATGTTGCGCAGTACATCGACTGATCTATTGGCGGCGCCTGATGTAGCCGCCATATCGCTTCGACGGGCCATGCTTTCGCGGATCGCAGCGGCCAGGTTGGCGTCTGGTTCCAGGCGCATCGTGTTGAAGCCCAGCGCCAGGCGGTTCATCAGGTCAGGGTTTTGCAGGCCTTCTTTGACGGCTCGGCCGCCAGCCTGGATCAAACCCATTATGCCTGGTTGCGTTTTTTGGCTGTTTTGTGGGTCTGGATCCATCATATAGGCGCCCTCATATCCTTTAGGTTTTGGCCCATGCCGTGGCCCTTGGTATCCTGCCCAGGCGTCAGTGCCTTGCACGTCATAAATATATTTGCCGATGCGGTCTTGCAGCGCTGGCGTCATCGTTTCATCGCCGCTTAGACCAAGGCCTTTTTTCGCCATTTTTAGCGTGTTGCCAACGACCTGGTATGCGCCCATCGGCGTGGCATAAACGTTTTCTGGATTAGCCATTTTAACGTAGTTGCCATAGCCAGATTGCGGTGACGCAAAATTTAAAGCCTGATCGACGGTCATCTCTGATACTTTGATATCGTCAAACAAGCCGCCAGGCCGATTCTGGTAATTGAATAACGCATCATAATCGCCGCCGCTTTCGCCGCGAAAAATATCTTTCTTTATGAAATCAAAATCAGGCCTGACAACCGATCTGATAGAAATGATATCTCTAGCCATTTGGCCTCCAGTATTCGCTGGTCATCTTCTTCCACCATACGCCGTTGCACCCATGGTTAGATAATCAAACAGCCCTGGTTGTCTTGCATTGGTTTGTGTCTTTGGGAATTGAGCGCCACCCACCGCTGCGAGTGGAAGGTTAAGCATCTCCTGGCCATAGCCAGTGATATCGCCATATTGTCCGTTTGCTGCGTTGATTATTTGCTGCATCAAGTTTTGCTGGGCATTGCCAGTGTTGGCCAATCCCTCATTGATCTGTTGGTTGTAGCCGAAACCTTGCTCACTGAGATTTGCGAGTTGATTGGCGCCGCCCATCAGGTTTTGATTTGCCGCAAAATTATTGGCGTTGTTTTGGTTTTGCGCCGCAAAGTTATTGCCGATGTCAAATTGCGCCTGTTGCTGCGCATTCTGATAACCCGCCTGATTTAGCCCGGCCGTCATCTGAGCCGCTTGGTTCGCAAAATTGCGGTTGGTTTCGGCCTCTGCAATGGCATGGCGATCGCCACCAAATGCAGATCCAGCCTGAGCGCCGACATTGTTGAGCGCCATCTGGTTTGCCCGGTTCATGTCAGCCATGCTGGCGTCAATTACCTGTTGCTGGAACGGGTTCTGATATTGCTGCATGTTGGTGCCAGCCACCGTGTTTGGCGTCACTGTTTGTGGCGTAAAGCCCATGCCCATTCCGGTCGCATTCACGGCGTTATTATATGCGTTGGCGCTTGTCTGCCCGACATTGCCGCCAGCCATCGGCTGGGTTGGCATTGTCATCGGCTGTTGATATCCACCATTGGCCATTACCCGATCCTCTTTTGTTGAGCCTCAATGGCTGGGAACAATCCTCGACCGCCAGGATCCATGAATAAATCGCCAAACGCAGCCGCTTGATCCGGTGCATTCTGTTGCAGCGATGCCAATTGCTGATCAACGATCGGGGCAGCGCTGTAACCCATCACGCCGCCAAAGTCTTGTGCTTGTGGCATTCCAGCCATCACGTCAGCCGGGGCGTTCATTCCGAAGGCACTGGCCAGATCAGCCGTGTTTTGAAATCCGGCTGTCTGGCTGTCGTTAAACGCCGCCACGCTCGGCCCATAATTTCGCATCGGCCCAAGCGCTGCGATTTCATTAGCCTTGTCCAAATTTGCCTTGGATGCATCTGTCACCCAGGCGGGGATGGATGTTGTTTGTGTAGTGGACCCGCCTTTACCGCCGCTCATTATGTAAACTCCTTGACTATCGTCGTATGCAACGGCCGCCAGCCGTATTTTTTAAATGCCCTGACCCAGCCCTTGCGGCCGGATATTGATGCGCCAGAACAGCCCTGTGCCTTGGCCCAGGCAATCACGTCATCGTGCATGTCGGCCAGTTGGCTCAGTTCGCCGCCGCCCAGAAAAATGTTGATGACCCGTTTTTTTGGGAATACATGAATTTCGGTGACAAGGCATCCTTTGCCAGTTGACCACAATTGAAAACGCCCATCGTAAACGCCGTCTACAATGTCCCAGAAATCATGGGTGCCGCCGCTGTACTTGAGTGCATTCTCAATCCAAGTCTTGCAGTGGGCCAAATCTCTGGTCATGGGTTTGGTCATATTGATGTCACCACTAATGCTCCGGCGTTGGATACGGTAATATTATACCTCCCACCGTTGGGCGCCGTCAGGATCAATCGGCCTTCGCCGATCTCGACATCCGAATTGCGTTTGTGGTTGCGATAGTCAGCCTGTTCAATTACCCGGTTGCGCTCGTTCTCGGCGCTTGCGCTATACTTTGGCGATTGCATCGGCAGTCTCATCGCTTTGACCCCGCGCTCACGCCGAGGCGCATCGTGCCTACTCTCCAGTCGGCCAAACGAGCCGCGTCAACGCGCATTCTGACCTGGCGGCCCTGCATCCGCACAGATGTCGGGTTGGCCATTGTAAACGGCCCATGCGAGGTCTCAGCGGCATTCGGGTAAAGCCTGGACTTCAGCGTCACGGTGACATCGCCAGCGGTTAATTCATCTGGCACAATTTCGGTCACCCGCATAATCTGGTCACCTTGCGCTAACGAGATTGGCGCGCTCTCGGCAAACGCTTCGCCGCCATCGTAATTGAGCGTGACCTCATGGTCGTAAATGTCGGTGGTATCTGTCCAAATTGGATTGCGGAACACGCCACTTTCAACTCCAGTTGTCCTGCTTAATGATCCAATCAGCCAGTGGTTCTCGGCATAATCAAACGCCACATAACGATCAATTTCGTTGCTGCTCTCAGAAGGGTAAAACCACCATATTTCGCGATTTTGATTATTGCACACGGCCCAGATTTTAGATTTTTGATTTCGGTTTAGCCCGCCAAAAACATAATCGGCCACATCGCACTGCACTGGCTCAACGCTCGACCCGTTATAGCGAAAAAATCCGCGATCGCCCATCCAGAAGACGCCACTATCAACGCTGGCGGCAGCCTTGCGGCTTATGACGCCACACCCAGTGCCAACTCGACTAATGTTGTAGACATATGGTGGCCCGGTGTACTGCGCTGCGTGGGCATCGTTTGTGGTCAAGATTAGCGTTTGGCCGCGCGTTCTGATGCCCAGTTGGATCTGCCCAGCGGTCTGCAGTTCGATGCCACCAGCCTCGTTTGTTGCGGCTGGCGTCCAAGTGGTCAGCGCCTCACGATCGCACCATTCGACCCGGCGCAGATTGCCACCAGCCGCCAGGGCAAAAACAAATCGTTCCTCGGTCACGACTAGCGCTTTGCAATTTGTCGGCGCGTTGGTGATTGTTGCCGCATCGTTTGAACCGTTTAAATCCCACGACACCAACTTGCCATCAGTGCTGGCACAGCCAACCAACAACTCGCCAAAATTGTCCAGCGACCAGGTTGTTGCCTCGGAATAATTGCCAGTATCAGGGCGCTCTGTGCCGTATGCTGCGGAGCCGTATGTGCTATAACCGTAGCCCGTTTCTACTTCTGCGTGGACGTTTCCAGTTGCAACGCTAGTTGGCGTAATATCGGTAATCGTTCCAGCTTTATTGACGGCATATAATTTATTCGCTGACCCAAGGGCAAGACGCTGATCGCCGCCATTGTCGATCCAGGCTAAAGCGCCGCGCGGCGGCTCAGTAAAATTGCTATCGACGCGCTGGCGCCAACCGCCGATCGGCCTCAAACTGCCATCTTCCCAGCGCACCAGGCTGCCATCTCGCCAGCGCCCGGCGGCATCCAAATCAGTGCCGTTGCGGTAAAATCCTGGCGCTATTTTGATTGGCAGATATGGCATCAGGTCGGCTCAGTCGGCCATGTGATGCTGCCAGGTAACTGGCTGGGTACGTCACGCAGCGCTTGTCGATAATCGCGCCAAGCGTCTGACATGGTGACATCCTGAGATGCTCTCCAATCGCTATCTGCTAATTTGGCGTTGCGCTCGGCCCTTACGTCAGCGGCGAGGGCAGCGTTTATCTCGGCTGTGGTCGGCGCAACGTAAGCGGCGTAATTACTGCCGATCAACGCAAGCAACGCCGAGTTGTCAATGGTCATGTCACCGTCTGACGGGTCTAGCGTATATGGTAACCAGCCGTGATCGGGGTGATTGATTTCAACGTCAAATCGGGTGTTTTCAGCGTTAAGCGATTGCGCATTGCGTGCTTGTGTAATTGTAACAGTCATCAGGATATCCTCACAAACACAGTGGCTCGTTGATTGAAGCCAGTAAATGCCGCAACATTACTACCCATTGCTCTCCACGTTCCAGACGGGGTTCCACTTGGAGAAATAAGTATGGCATTACCAGCAGACCTAGACACACCAGCGTAGGTCAGTGAGCTTCCAGCGTATGACGATCCTGCACTTATGTAGTCGCTTTGGCCTGTTGCTGTTCGGGCCAAAAACGCATAGGTGCCTACACCGTTCAGCGTTGTGCTGACTAAGCTGGACCCGTCCACATAGCTGATATCAGTGCCATCCGACTGTACGACTTGCCCAGCCGTTCCGGCCGCCAGCGCCGTTGGATTTCCACTTGCATCACCGACGATAATTTGACCGCGCGTAAGCCCAGCCATCTTGCCCAGTGTTACCGCGTCATCTGCAATCTTATCGCTAGTCACAGCGTCATCCGCAATTTTAGCTGTCGTAATTGAGCCATCCGTAATTGCAGAAACTGGAACCGCCGCAAATTCGAGCGCGTTGCCAGCGCTGTTGACCGTCAGAACTTGCGCCGCGCTGCCGATCGCATTTAACCCGGTGCCGCCCTGGGCTGCGCTGAGAGGCGTTGTAAGGCCCGCCAAACTGGTTATTGTACTATCTGCGCCAGCCCCCACTTTCGCATCTAGTTGCGTCTGAATGGCGCTTGTGACGCCTGTCAGGAAATTAACCTGTGCAGCCGTTGCGGTGATGGCCGTGCCTGAGATTTTCCAAGATCCGGCTGTGAGATTTGGCGTGATGGCCGTTGTGCCATTAAGAAGATTATCGATACTGTCGAGGTTGTTATTCCATTTCAGACCCCAGCTATCAGTCGATGCCCCGACCTCTGGCTTTACTAGGCTAAAAGTTGTCGTTGTCGTATCAGCCATATTAAATCACCGTCCAGATTTCATCGGTCTCTGCTTGATTGACCCATTCATTTGAGGTCTCTGCTTGATTGACCCATTCATTTGAGGTCTCTGCTTGATTGACCCATTTATATGTCACGTTTGATTGCATTATAGACGTTAAATTTGTGGTTGCAGCACATGGCAAAGTGTATCCAGCGGCGGCGGTAGCGCTTGATGCGGCCGACCCAGCCGATTGAAATAATGTGGTTATATAAATTTCAGCGGTTGGAGTTGTTGTTATGTCGATCTGATTGACCTGAGAGTGCGTGACGCGCAACATGGACGGCGTTACGGTCATGGTGAGCGTCTTGCTCAATTGCGCCTGAAGCACCCGTTGTGCAGCCGCTGACGCGCTGGCAGAGATCGCTGGGGCCGCCGCCACGTGTTGGATCTTATCGACAGCGCTGGCCACTGATGCGGCAATTGCCGGGGCCGCCGCCAGCATCAGCTTATCGCCCTGCGCGTAGCCTTCGATCCAGTAACTATTTACGCAATATTCCGACATCGTTTTTTCCTCTACATTGCCAAGATCACCGCGACGATGATTAATAGCACCAAGATCCCAATAAACACGCTGATGCCTACGGTTGCGGCATCTTCAACGACTTGCTGAGTTTCTGCTTTTTTCTTTTTGCGCGCGGCGGCGAGTGCCTTTTGCTCCAACAATTGGTCTTGCTGGATTTGCAAGATCCGCTGCCAGGAGTGATATCCGAACCTGGCGATAATCAATTCTTGCGCAATTTTTAGGTCTTCTTTTGCGGTTTCCTCGGCGATCACAATTTGAGTTGCTGATTGCCCTGTTGCCTTCGCCTTGCGCTTGTCCCTGGCAATGTCTTGCTGGCCTTGGAATAGACCGTCGATATCTTTTGCAATCTCAGAGACATCTTTACAGCTTGCGATCGTGCCTTTGATGGCATCAATGCTGGCTTTTACCAGCGCCACCCCGGCAAGGATTTCGGCAACCATCTCACTGGCCAGCCAAGATCGATGAAAGTAGCGCGATGATTGCCGCCGTGGCTGATACCATAATTAATTCGATGCGTTTTAATCGCAGAAATAACTCCTTGAATTGCAGCCTGGTGGTTTCTTCTAGGACACTGACACGTGAATTAAGATCTTTATCGGTCATCAGCTAGGCTCATCGGGCCAAGTAATAGAATTTGGAAAGCCAGCTTGCTGCGGGACATTCAATAGGTCCGTGCGGTACTGTGACCACTCTGTTTGTTTGTCAGACGAAAGATCAGACCAGCGAAGTGGGTTGGACACCAGCGGGTCAACGACTGTATCCAAAATATTATCACGTTCAGCACGGACATTAGCCGCCGTTTCTGCATCTAACTCCGCTTGAGTAGGAGCAACGTAGGCCGTGAAATTAGAGCCAATCAGAGCCATGACTTCATCATTATTGATAGTGTTGTCAGTATCATCGGGGTCTAATGTGTATGGTATCCAGCCGTAATCTGGGTGGTTAATCTCTACGTTCATACGAGCATTGTCTGCCTGTACTGATGCCGCATTACGGATTTGTGTGATTGTAATGCTCATTAGGAAATCCTTACGTAGAGAGAGGTTGAAGTCGCAGTACCAGCGCTATTTACTGAACCATTATAAATACCGCTATGCCCCATTATTCTCCAAGTCCCGCTTGCAGAAACGTTGCCAGAGCCATAATAACTCGCACCGTATTGATAGGTGTTGGCATAACGTAGCGCAGAGCCAGCTTTA